TGCTCTGCCTTATTGCATCAAATATGTTAACAGGACCGCCCTTGGCAAAGCCAGGTAGGCTCTGGAAGTCGTAAGCATCGTACGTACCTGCGTCTACACCACTGTACAAGTCAAACCCACCACCAACATCCTGGAAATCATAGCTGTCATAAGAACCAGCATCAACCCCATTATACAGATCAAACCCACCTGTGTCAACGCTCTGTAAATCGTAGTTGTCATAGTAGGGGCCTTGGTCTCCTTGGTAGTCATAACTATCATAGCCTTGATTACCAGCACTAAAGTCTGTTTGACCCATACTGGTGCTATACCCATCATTCAAACCAATGTCTCTCTCATCACCTTGATCGAAAGGAAGCCTGCGTTTAAACAAACCAGCTACCATAGGCGACAGACCTTTCATTGCACCAGATCGTGCAAGGATACTAGCAATGTCTCTGCCTACACTGTTTGTAGAACCTTGTCGCTGTTGGTACAACTGGCTTAAAGCTGGAGCATTTCTGCTTTGCTGGTTGGCATTAACTTCTGCTAGCCTAGCCTGCAGCTCTACTTCTCTAGAGCCATACTGGCTTCTACGACCACCAGCAGCATCTTGACGCTCTAGCTTCTGTCTCAGTTGTTGAGCATATGGGCTGTCAGGGCCAAACTGAGCCTGACTTGCGTTGATGTTTCCTATCTGGGTGTTTGCATCTTGTCTAGCTTGGTTGGCGTTGTAGAGACCCAAACCACCCAGTATTCCTAGCTCTGTAAGTTTACTCTTGTCAAATTCTGTTGCCATGTTATTTCCTTTAGTTACCATGCTGGTATATATCTTACGGTACCATTGTCATTAATACCTATCCATTTTGTAGGATTACCGGCGGCTGGTGCATTTAACAAAGTCCCCGCTGCAGCACCTGCACCATTGGTCAGCGCTGTACTCGTTGTGTGAAAACTAGCCCCACCGGATGTCGTTAGTGTCCCCGGAACCGTTAGCGCGGTTCTGGTCAGGGTTGCTGCCGTAGTCCAGGTAATGTCTGTACCTGCCGTACCTGATGCTGCCAGATTGAACAAATACTGATCATTGTCCATTCTCAATTGAGCTGCCGCTTGAGTTATATCATAAGTCGCAGTATCAGAGGCAGCCTTCGGGTTGGTGTTCATCCCCACGTAAGCAAAACCATTGCTGTTGGCGACCACAAACCCAAGTCGAAGGTTGGCGGCGTTGAACCTTGCACTGATTGACGGTACGGTGAGAGCACCCGCACTTGTGGACGCTACCTGAAGTGTTGTAGCAAGGCTGGTACCTGTAGCTACACCCAGTAATGGCGTCACCAGGGTTGGGCTGGTATTCATGACAAACGTTGATCCGGTTCCTGTCTGAGCTGCTACCGCCGTAGCGTTACCAACAGATGTTATCGGCCCAGTTAGATTAGCATTTGTGGTTACAGATCCAGCCGTCAAGCTGGAAGCTGTGCCGGTAAGGCCAGTCCCAGGACCAATGTGGTTGGTTCCAGTGACGGAACCAGCTGATACCACAGAACTTGGTGTAATAGCACCCAATGAGAGTGTAATTGCAGGAGTTGTTGTTGCTGTAGCAACTGATCCAGAAACACCATTTGCGCTTACCACTGAAACAGTTTTTACTGTACCTGCATCAGTTATCCCATAACCAGCTAGGGTGGTTGGTGTGCCTGTAATGGCAGACCAGGCAATGTTAACTGTGTTGTTCACTAGCGTTCTAAGCTTCTCATACCAGTCATTCCAGAAGGCATGACCTGGAGGTATACCCGAAGGAGCAGGGGGGAGGAATTGAGCCATGTAAAGTCCTTTATGGGTGGCAGCTTGTGACAGAAACAAGGCGAGCGTAGACGTTTAATGTAGCACCACTTGTATTTGTTATCGTTATCGTGTAAGGCCCACCCCAGCCCATTGTAAAGGTAAGGGTGTTTGTTGTTACCAGACCTTCCGAATACAACTGACCAACCCCACTGAAAGCTTGCATTGTTACCCGATAGAATGAGTTGATGTTTGCGCCTGTACTTGCAAGAACTTCCCAAGTGTGTAAATCACGGGCTTCCATAATTGTTGCTTGTACAGTCATGGTGCCAGCAGCAGCTACAGATTGTTGTTTTGATATGGGTATATACTCTACAATGTTAAACCCAGCAGATGTTGTCCCTACAGCGGAACATGCATATTTCTTTGGGAATCCAGATTTTAGAACACTCTGAGCTAAAATAATGGAGTCACCAATTCGCCAAGCACCACTATCTGGGTAAATTGTGGTAGGCATAGCAGTAATGCCATTGGTTGTACCACTTGGTATTGTGATGTTGCCTCCATCAACTTCAGTAGTTCTTAGATTTCCGTCTGAGTATTGCACATGTACAACACCACGAGACAGTAGCCTAACGTCGGCAATTGGAATAACAGCAGAGCTGTTCTTTACTGTAAGCGTGTACTCGAAATTAGCTTTACTTGAGGGTGCATCAGCATCTGCAGTTAGCAACGTACTGATGGTCCCGGCAGCCAAACTAAGGTTGTTTATTTCAATCAAGCCACCTTGGCCTAGAGCGGAGAACCTGCCAATACCATCAAACCATTTCCTACCACCTGTCGTGTTAAGGAATGTAGGCTGATTAAATATCATCTGGCCATAGCGGCACAAGAACATTGCAGACATGTTTCCAGCTATTGCTGGGGCGTCTGCGACACCGAAAGCGCGTGGTGTGAGTCCAGTGGCTATTGCCGTACCCGACGGGTCATAACCCATATTTTCAGAGTAGAGCTGATTAAATACAACGTTTGTTTTTAAAGCCGCCACACCGGTATTACATGACTCAATAACACAGTTGTCAAATTGAACATCTGTTTGGTTGTCGTAGAATTCACCTACTTGACGTAAAGAATTGAAATAGCACTTTTCAAATGATATCGTGGTCCCAAGTATGTTATTACCTGCTGTTCTAACACCATAACCATAGTACCAGTTTACAAAGAAACAGTTTTCAAACCTAGCAAAAACCTCACCACTAAGCTGTAGCATTGCCTCAGTTGTATTTGAGCAGCCGATGGCACAGTTTGTCATACGAGCATAAAAGCTTGATGTACCTGAAGTTGTAGAGGCTTTTATTACTCCCTGCCATGTGGTACTAAACACACCCGTAGAAGATCTACCATCAAAACAGATATTTGTAAGAGTCAAACCACCAGACCCATCAACTGTGTCAGGCTGGTCAAACAGGTAGCCTGTTACAGTATTACAGCGAATGCGTACTGGGTATTTGTCAAAGTCATTAGTGAATATATTGTCTCCACAAACACCTTGCAGAGCAATGTTACCTGTGTAGGTTAAGGGGGCTGTAACATTAAGCTTACCTTCAACATAAACAGTGCGGGTTCCATCTGCAATTGAAGCATTAATAGCTGATTGTACTGCTGTCGTGCAGTCATAGGTGGAGGTTCCAGCCTTAAGCGCTGCCCACTCGGTTCTGGGGATGTACTTAAAAACTCTACCGTCATACACAGCATCGTTAACATCATTTAGCCATTCGGCTGTTACCACAGTCTGTTGGTCTACAAAAGTTGTATCAGCCATTATGTTTTCCTTTGTAATGTAAACATGTTAAGAAACTCCCATGTTTATGTTAACCTCTATTGCAGATATTCTGAATGGTAGGTTGTCGGTGTAGGTTAGCTTAAAAGCCCTGTCGTTGAACGCACCTAGCTGCACTATGGCGGGCTTACCCGAGTTGATGTTAACTGCACGAGCTGTTGAGAACGTCTGGTAATCATCGTCTGACCAGCTAATGTTTAACAAGCTGTCTACTGATGGCCTGTCACAAATAGGGATGAGTCTACCCATTGCCTTCTCATAGTTGCTACCAAAGTCTTCGTTAGGTGTTGTTATGGTACATGTGAAGTTCACACCGCTGTCTTGATAAACCGTGTCAGAGAACCTGTAAACAGCTCTGTCGCCTGCTAAAGTGAACAATGTTCTTGTTGTTGACTTTGTTGTTAAGGACAAAGCATGCTGTAGAGGAAAGCTAGTTGTTGAAGCCCCATACGTCCATTTATGCCAAAGACCAGTTTCAAGCTCCATAACCCAAGTCTGAGCACTTGTGTACAAGACGTAGAACTCACGTCCGTACATAGACACAATGTTACCTCTAAGGGCTGTTTTGTACGTAACATTTAAGCTAGCTAGGTGCTGCCTAAGAGGCTCATGGCCCATAGGAGTTATCTTCATTTCCTCAAGCATAAACACCTCAGGTCCTGCATTGTTCTGGTTGCCTACAAAATACACCTTGTTACCCTGCCGGGCAAAGCCACCAAGATAGCCACAAAGCTTAACCGGCGTGTCGTTACGTTGCAGGGGGCTACCTGTAGCCACACCTGCATCCCAGAAATACTCGAGGCTGCTTCCGCCCATAGCTACGAGGTAGTTGTTTAACCTTGTAAGGTAGTACAGCTCGTCAGCTAAGATCTCAGCCGTTATGAAGTCACCTGGAGTTACCAACAAAGGATTGTCTAGGTTGCTATTGTAAATGTCTCCTGTTCCTGCTTTCACAACAAACAAGTAACCGTCTAGGTAAACAGGAGTAGGCTCATGCACTGGGTAGCCTGAGCTGGCAGCAACCGCATTGGCTGAATCTATGGTAACTAGGGTTGTCCCATCAGTAGCAACAACACGTAGAGTACCAGCAGCATACTGGAAAAGATCAAAGCCGACATCTGAAGTACCAGCAGCAAAGACGTTGGTTAGAGTGGTTATCAGAGCATCTGTGGTTGAGTTGTAAATGTAGATGTCCCTGTTGATGCAAACATAGTACTTGGTTTGCTCTACCCACTTGAACGTGCCACGAACTTCACTAGAGCCTACGGCAGCCGTTACCGTGGAGGAACCAGCTCTCTTGATAATGTCAATGAAGTTTTCTTGTGTTGTTTTGTTTTGTAGAAAGCTGGGGAACACATTAACATAGTTGTTATCTTTATTGCTCCCGTGGACTCCACGAGAATTAATCTCCTTGAACAAAGGCACTTGCTTTGTCTGGTAGGTGCTTTCTTGTGGTTTCCTAGTAGCCATTAGTACCTCCGCTCAGGGGCAAAGTAAATAGAAGATTCGTCTGTACCAAAGCTCAAGGCCGTAGCTTCATGTTGAGCTGCTTCTTGCATAAGCATTGCCCTGTCAGACAAGGGAACTGAGAACTCAGGAGCAAGAGACGCAGCTAGTTTATAAATGATTGTTTGATGCCACTCCTTTGGAAAGTCTAACGTCTCGCCCGAGGCTGTAAAGTCTTCAAAAGGACGCTGATATACAAGCTTAACCGTCTTGGTAGAAGCAGCTGTTGCATCAGGTGTAGGCCAAATACGAATCTCACCTTTGTTAATCTTTGGTTGGTAGTACAATTGTACAGGAGTTCCGCTACTTTGACTAGAGTACATACGATTGTATTCGTAAACACTTTGTATTTCAATTGGTATTGGTGAGCCTGTGGAGTCTACCAAAACAGCCTGCGAGATCTTTAAAGGAAATGGGGTATTTAAAGCCTGCCCTACCCCAATGTTGTACACAGATTGACCAGACACAAGACTGAAGGTGTATTCATTACGTGCCCACAGAGGCATCCCAATGGCCTGTAGCTGGGCTATAATTGCGTTAAGGGCCTCCGCCCCATTGGTGTAGTCTACAGCGTCTGGTGTGGCATTCTTGTCATACCTAGCCAGCTTACGGATAGCAGCTGCTATTAGTTGATTGCGGGTTAACTCCCAAGTAGTGCTTCCTGAAGTTGTCATAGGTAGTCCTTAGTTTATCTAGATGTAATTACGGTAGTTGTATGTACCAAAGGTAGCCCTGGGCAGATAACCAGCAGTCCAGCAGCCAGCAACAGCAAACCCAGGAATGCTTGTTTTACCCTCGATTGTACATACCTCAATAAACACATCGTTGGGCTCTCTAACGAATGGAACAGACGTATCCTCTTTAGGCACTCTAATGGTTAGCTGGGGATGCTTTGTTTCAAAGTCTTTATTACAGACAATAAGGCCATCCCACCGCTTCTTAACCTCCGTGTTTTGGAAACGGAAGCCACAGACATCACAGATGACACTCCACGTCCCTACACGGTATTTACTCATCGACTATCTCTCCTAACTTTAAGCAGCTGGTCTAAGCGCTCCCAAAGCTCCGACTTAAAATCACGAAAGTCGTCTTTGTACAGAACGCGATCCTTGATTTCGTTTTGTTGTTGCTCTAGATCCCTAAACTTAGCCTGCGTACTATTTACTGTATTAGCTAAAAAGAACATAATAACTCCTGTGAGTCCATTGACGATAAACAAGACGGTTGTGATATCCATAGTAACTCCATACAATTAACTACCTATGATTGATGTCAAAAGCTCTCCGTAAACCCTGCCTTGATCCGTGTAGCCTGGAGCTGTACGGTGATGAGCATCAAGTTCGTAGCCAATTGCGTTGGTAGCCGCCCAGCTTACCCATTCTCTTTGCATGTCAACAAACGGAGCATTAAATTTAGCAGCAACAAGCTTTGCTTCTGCAGCAATACCGTCTGAAACTCCGTTAAGGTAGTTGGCACTAGAGCCATTACCACCTGTAGATATAATTACATCACCGTAGTTGTTGCAGATGTTTGCAATGTAGGTGAGGTCAGTGTTGTAAGTTGCACGAGCTGTAGCAGCAATGACGTCATTAATTGACAAGCCAATGATGGTGCAATCGGGTGCAATGAAAGGGTAGAAACCCATACCATCCCAAGGATTGACAACCGCTGCAAAGTCAGAGCATTTAGCAGCACAGAAGGCAGCGTTCATTACCAATATCGACGGTACAGTTGAATCCCAAGCAAGCATACCGGCAATGCGTGTAAAAGCAGCCCCGTTGTTCTTGAGCTTAACAATACCGTCAGAGAACGTTGTACCAGTTACCGTTACTTTGGTTACACCAGGAGCACCAGCAACACAGGTGAACGAGGTGATAAGTGTGTTTGAGCTGTTGTAAACACCAACAGAAGCACTGTCCGTTGCCGACGTTCTAATATAAATCTCAACGTTGTTAACAGCTGAACCAAATGAATATTGCAAATAACCAACAGTAGGTGCATCCCCACGCATCCAACCACCACCAAGACCAAACCTACTGGCATTGTCCATGTTCCAACCAGAGCCTAAGGACAGCTTTGGGTTAAACACGTTAACGGCTACAAAGAATGCTGATACACTCATGTTACCTTCACCAAGCCAGGCTGTGTTCTTTAGAGGCAAACCAGCTAACGTAGGAGCTGTGTTTAAAATACGATCTATTGGGCCTTTACCAAAGGCATTGACATAGTGAGTGGCGCCATCTCCAGGACCGTCCGGGCAGAAGTTACTATCACCAATGCCTAGAATAATAGGGGGTCTTGTGCGCAAACCACGCTTGTAGGCTGAAATGGCTGACAAGAGCTGTGATTTACCAACTGTAGCAGAACCACCACCGCCACCAGAAACGCTTGTGTTTCTTGTTATTGCCATGTTAACCCCCAACAGTCACTGAAATGGAACTAATCGTACCAGAAGATCCAGAGACAACTGCACGTATGTATTTCCATGGGCTATCGGACATAACAAATCCATCGCTGGATGAAGTTGTGCCGGACAAGGTTATTACTCCTGCTGACGTTGCAACTGCGTTTACACCATCGTTTGAAACTTGTATAGTTGCTACACAGGCTACAGCACCAGTTCCAGTAACTGTGGCTTGTATTGCAGAATAGGGGCAATCTTTGAAATGCCAAGAACCAGTATCATTACCAGTACCTGCATAGATGTCCCTGACTTTACCACTTTGAAGTTGAACATTAGCCATTTTATTCCTCCAAGGAAAAGGGCTGGCACCATACCAGCCCAAGATTGATTAACGCTCAACAATAATACGGAAGTAGTCAATGGTATTTACATTGCCACCAGCACCGTCACCATTCAAGACACCAAAGAATGGAGCAAGAGCAACACCAGTAGGAATAACGCCAGACCAAGTGTGTGACAGCTTACCGTCAACATAGGCACGAATAGCTGAACCAGTGTACTCAATGGCAAGAACGTGCCATGTATTGACAACCATGCTACGTGTACCAACAGTTACCGCGGTTCCACTGTTACCAGCGTCAACCAGCAAACGGGTTGTAGCCTGTCCATCAAGAATACCAAAAGCAACCACGTTGGCTGCAACAGTTGTCCAGAGGTCTTCTGGATTTACTGCAGCAGTTAGGTCAGTAAGGCCAAATTGCACTGCGTTATCAGTTACGTCATCGGTGCGGCAACGCATTTCTATGATACATCTTTTACCAGCGGTGAGCTGAATAACACGTGGCTTGTGGATTGCAATACCTTCAGAGGCTGTTGCATCAGAGAGAAGCAAAGCACCTGTAGCACCTAAAGCTGCAGTTGTTTGTATGGTAGACGTAGCGCCTGTGTCAATAACGGCAGTTTGCCATCCAGTAGGTACGTTAGATGCACCTGTTTGGGTGAAGTCGTCAAAGTCAACCATGAACTCGGCTGAGGGTACTAAACCCATACCTGAGCGGTACGAATATTGAGATTGTGGGCTAATAGGAGCCGCTAAAACGTTTGTTAAACCAGTCATTATTTTCTCTCCAGCAGAAAATTAAAGGGGCCTCTCACCCCATCCGTATGTTCTACTAACACATAAAAATATACAACTTAGGCGCCTGGGCTTCCGAACAGACCACGTGGGTCAGTCCAACCAGCACGGAAACGCATACGGCCCATGTACTTCAGATTGGTTGAATCAAAGTCGGTTGTGTCATCAAAGCTGTCGGCAACACGCTCAAACGTCTTCAAGCCATCAGGAGCATTGGTCTTGATGAAGAAAGCATCAGGATCGGTCAGATAGTGATTGACGCTATACTCAGGAATGATACCCAGAGTTTTCATAGCATTTAGGTCGTTGTTAGCGGTAGCAACACGGCCATCACTCTTCAAGATACGCTCAGCTTCAAACATCAGTTGAGTAGGAACAACCAGACGCTTAGCCATGAACTTCTTACGATTGCCACGCTCATCAGTGAAGTTGGCAATGTCAATGGCAGCCTGCTCAAGAGCAGCTTCTGACAAGTCAGCAGACACAAGCAATTCGTTAGCAAACGTACCACCTGAGAACAAAGGATGTACGGTAGACAGCAACTCAACACCATCAGCACCAACAAAGGCACTGTTAAAAGCACGATTCATGATGTTTGCATGCACAACTTCTTTGGTTTCGCGCATAGATTCGGCCAAGGCCTTAGCTTTACGTGAAGCAATGATGCTATATTGGTCATCTTCAATCATTTCCTTGCTGATGGTGAAGCCAAGGGTGTAGGTGTCGTGTTGATAACGAGCGACGTAGCCTTGACGTGCTGAGTCATATGTAGTAGTAGCGCCTTCAGGCTTAATTGCAAACAGACCAAAACCAGAGAAACCAACTTCTTCTTCGAAGTTTTTGTCAGACTTGTATTGATCGAAAAGGGCGGTGTATTCTACGGGCCATGCCTCGTATGCAGCACCCCAAAATTTATTGACTCCCTTGATGTTCAAATAGATTCGCTAAATCTACTCCGTTTCCGTGCCCAAACGAAAACTGCTATATATCTCTATATAGAACAGACTATATCTTCTTCCTACTGAGAGGTAGGAGGTCTTCCATTTCGAGCCTGCTTAGGCCCTACGTTCGAATGAACTAGTCGTTGAACTTTCCAACAACAAATATCCCCGAGTTGCATTACCAGTAGTCTTGGACGTTTTTAAACTGTTATAATTAACATTGTTGTCTTTGCAGAATTGTTTTAAATTGTGTACAATCAACTCTGACTCACCGTGTTTTAATAGGTGGTATTTTATTGTCCTGTCCATACTGATATTTTTAACTCTAGACTCTCTGATCTTGTCATACCATGTGATTTTACGCCCTTGCATACTTGCACGTAATTTTTCACGAGTCTCTGGGGAAACCGAGTAACCACCCTCTGTCATGTTGTACCCACGTTCATAGCTATTATAAAAAGCTATTTGCTCTTGCTCAACGGCGTTTAAATCACGCTCGTCAAGAACACTACAAATCTCTTCAAATGAGAAATTGTCAAGACCGTGCTTACGAAATGCTTTATAGAGGAGATGATCTCTCTCACCTCGGTTAAATCTACAAATATGCTCTTTTTGTCTTTGGCGAAGTCCTTGTATTGTTTGACCAACATAAACTTTACCATTAATTAAATTTGATATTTTATAGATTGTATTCATCTGTAGTTGTATTAGCTGCTGATTGTCCAATCCTTTAGATTGTCACCATATAGGTACTAAAGGCTCTAAGGAGTTTCCAGCAATTAGAAAGATTATCCCTTTACATTACTGTATAGGGGCCCTATTAAAAAGGCCAAAGAGCTTTAGCGAAACTTGCTGTGTTGATTAAACTCATATTCTTCCCCTATTATACGCCAGCTATGCTAGGAGCATACTGATGTGTGTTAATTATTACCAAGACTTCAGAAGGACGTGTGGTGCTTGTGATGTCTGTATCAGGAGCATCGGTAATACCAACAATCTTCAAAGGCAAGGTGTTTGTCGTTGCAACAGTGTTGCTAGCAACCAGCATGGTGGAAGCACCAGGAGCGGTAGTAGCGGCTGTACCAACAGCTATAGCCACGTTCAAACCAACAGAGGCAGCAGCAATAACACCACCTGAGCCATTCTGAGGAGCAGCAAAAATGAGTTGTGGGTTGTCTGCAACCAAAGCAAAACGCTGTGTAGAAGCCAAACGGATGTTGTTCAGGTTCAAGTTGGAGGGGTCAATTTCAAAACCAACCACAACACCCAGCAAGTTACCAGCGGTAGTGACGGTTGAACGCTCACATGCTGGGTAACCACCAACAGCAGCGCTGTCAGACAAAACAACAAAGTCACCAACGTTAATTGCACCAGTTTCAGCAGCGGGAACCACATAACGGTTTACGTGACCGTTATAGGCCCCACCAGATATATGTTTAACAGGACGAAAGCCTGCGAGTACGGTTGCCATAGTATTTCCTTATAGATGAGTCTAAGACTCTAGTTTAGATTTTAGATCAGCAGATATCCTATCTACGTGAGCATGCTTTTCTTTTTGATATTCAGCGTACCATTCTTTAGGAATGCGCATTGCCACACCAGTAACTCCTTGGCCTAAGGAGATAATACCAGCCTTGCCAATGCCTTTACCTACGTCAGCACGGTTGTCACCGATCTGAACTTCTGGAACTACATCGTAGCCTTGGTCTTTCATTTCTTGAATGCGGTTTATACGCGATTCATTATCAACAGCAACTATACGATATTTATAGTTGGGATCCATGTTGGCAATCGAAAGGCGATTGCGGGTACCCGTGCTGGATCTAACGGGACGCTTTGCTGGCTCTTTTGTAACGAGTGTACGTTCAGACATTTCAGTTCTCCATTTTCTTCAAATCCGCAATGTATTCCTCTTTGGTATATTTTATACCAGAGGCTCTCTCAAGACTTTTCCAAACCCTCTCTTGGTCTGCGGTCATCTTGAATGACGAATTGCTACCTTTAGGACTTGTGTGTTTGCTAGTTGCTTCTACAGCAGCAGGTTTATCTCTGTTGGGATTTCTAAACTTATTAGGAAACTCTTCCTTAACAGCGGCCTCAATTTTCACGAGGGCTTCTTTTTGGGTCATCGATCCTGCACGAACGTCAGCAGCAAGGCGGTTGCCCAACTGGTCTGCAAAGACTTTCATGTGTGGCTGGTTGTTATACCAAGGATTGCGGTTTACCCAAGATTGCAATTCAGGATCTACTTGAGGAGCTTCGGTTTTAATCTTTTCCGTAGCATCAATGAATTCCTGACGCTCTGCTTCCAGAGCTTTCTTTTCACTTTCAATAGACTCAAAGCTATCAGCATCGCCGTCGCGCACGGCTTGTTTTTGCTGCTTTTCCAGCTCTTTAAGGGCCTTCTCAAAAGCCCTTGTTTCAACGTGAGAATAGTGCTCTTTAAGAGCGTCTACGCCCTGCTTGATGGTTTTTAGTTCATTTTTCTGTGCTTCGATTTTGTCGTACAGCGACTTGCGCCCTACAAACTCTTTAGCATCAATGAACATGCTCTCATCACCGTGGAACTCCTCTAGGGGCCTCCAACCAAGCTCCATAGCCTGGTTCTCAACCGCTGTGAATTCACGAGCTGGAGCAGACTCTCCAGAGCCCTCTGATGGGCTGTTAACAATCTCTTCAGTCATATTTATTCCTTGGAGCCAGTTAAAATTGCAGCAATGTCACCATCGTTCAACAGAAGAAAAATCTCGTCATTCTCTGGATCGTCGATAAACATTCCACCATGCCTAACATATGCAACTAAATCACCGACTTTACACCAAGGTGTTCCGTCTGTATATTCTTTGTAGGCTGTTGAGCCCATAGCAACTACAACTCCAGTAGACACGCCAACTTGTTTCTTCTTGGTTGCGTCCTCTGGGATGATAATACCCATCACTGAAGCTTTCTTGTAAGCGGTGTCTACATCCTCAAGTTTTTGTGGTTTGACAAGGATGTGATGCCCGGTTGGTGTGATTGCCATTTTATTGCTCTCCTGCAAAGTCAAGTTGCATAATGTCTTTAATTGCCATAATGTAGCCCTGATGTTTTACAACATCCTCTAGTGGGCACCCTACCAAAAAATCCTTTGTGTCCTCAATGCGCTCTAGCAATGAGTTCATAAAGGCTATGGTTACTTGTGAGTTTTTCCATTCTTTAAAATCGGCTGGTGTTATAATTTGCATTCTCCTTATCGCCCCACTATTGGAGCTAGTTGCTGCCTGGTTTGTTTTTCATCATCTTAGAAACAAAGTCACTCTGAGCTTTAAGAACATCAATGTTTTGCTTGCGCTCTTCAGTAGCTGCTTGCACAACGGCAATCCTCTTGCGATCTTCAGACTCTTGTGCTTTGCTCATCTGGTCCATAGCCAGCTTGGCTGATGTAGACATCATCTCTAGCTGGTTCTTCTTTTCTGCCATGTCGGCCTTCAGAGCCATTTCTTGCTCCTTAAGCTTACCCTTCATCTCCAGCTCAAGCATCTTAGGATCAGGCGGAGGAGCTGGGGGTTGCCCGGACTCGCGTACCGACTGAACAAGTAGCTCCTCGTAGTTGGGCTGCTCTTGGGTCTCAAGAATACGCAAACCAACCTTAACGGGATCAAGAATACCCATGGGCATAAGCTCCATCAGGCCTTGTGCTTTCATCAGCTTCTCGGTGTCAGACATTGCGTTTGGATCTGCTCCTGGGCAAATGTCGTAGTTTTCGTTGTTAAAGTCTGATGGTCCAATAGCCTCGTCAAGAATAGACATGTAGGTATTGGGATTGATGTAGGTCTCATTAAGCTTGTAAATCTTGTCAAACTCTTTCTGCAGTGCTCTAAAGATACGCTTGTAAACAGCAGTAAACACCTTCATGCCCTGCTCAATCGTAGCCATTGTCGTAGTAGCTGGTGTGTTCTGTCCTGGGCTCTTACCAACAAATATCTCGGCAACCGAAGCCAGTTCCTTACCAGATGTTATCATTGCCTGCATAAGCTGGAATAAAACTGGGCTAGGTTCTTTAGTCGGTAGTGGAACTATTTGCTTGCGCAAGTCGTCGCCAGTTGCATTTACAGGCTTCCACTCATTTGGCCTAAACTCATAGTCGCCACTCTTAATACGCAACCCTTTACCTATAAAACCACCTGACAGGGTGTTAACAGTGCCTGCGTCAATAAGCTGGTTTATCAGTGTGTTAATTGATTCGTTTAATGGACCAAGCAAACTACCAAAGCCGATGTCATAGAAACTACCATCAGGGTTAGGTACAAAGCTAAACTTGGTGTAGTATTGTATTGGAGAGATTTTGGATATTTTACCATCTTTGTTTAGTTGCACTCCGTCTGTGTCAAATCTCATTGCAATTCTAAGTACCTTACCAGTGTTCCTATGAAAGGTAACAATGTAGGGCTCTGAATAACCATCATCATCCATATCAATGAATGTATGCTGCTCAACAAATGTGTATGGCGTGGCATCATCGTGCCTAGGATGATCCCTATCATCAAGTGGAGCATTCTGCGTTCCCAGATCAATGTCAAGATATATCCCTTGAAGTTGACGTTCTTTAAGCTGCCTGGGGGTTAGCGTAAATATTTCGCTTTGGCGCTCTGCCTCTTCAAGGCTACGTGTCCAGTTGTCAACAACAAAGTTCTTAGGTAGGATGAGTCTTGAGGATACTTTCTCAGAGTTGGCATCCCAGAACGTCTTCTTAAACATACAGCCAGCAATTGGAAGCATGATGAGAAGCTTATCCATGTCCTCCTCCCAATGCTCCATGTCCTTCAGGATTTGCCATGACATGTAGGTTGACACCCTATCAGCTTGTTCTTTCTTCTCACCCGTCTTGTCTTTTCCAACAACGACAGTTTTAACAATCTTGCCGTTAGATGGAACCAGAGCTGGATAGGCGCGGGCAGCAAACTGCATGGCTGCTGTGGCAAGCAGGGGATACTTGACGTTGGAACAGCCTGCCCAAGGAAAGCTCTTCTCTTCACGAATCTGCATGGCAAGCTTGAGATATTCCTCCAGGTCTTGAGCCCAATCTTCCCTTGTTGACAAATCAGCCTCAAAACCCTCCAAGCACTCACGACCAATTTCAAGAAGCTTTTTATCTTCTAGGCCTTCAGCCATGTTGAGAGTGAACATCTCACGCTCTAGGTTCTCTTCCTCGGGGGTTTCGTTGCTAATAGCCGGTGTATCGACTTCGTCCATCTCCTCCGGCATTTGACTTTCTGGATTCTCGTAATTCATCTAGGTAGTCCTCTTCATCTTGTTCCTCAGGGCTGTTGGCCTCCACGAGGTTGTTAAGTAACATCCCTAGGTAAGATAGGGCATCAACTTGCGTTAGTGTTAAACAGTGGCTGTTACCCACTGCCCATCAATCAACTTTTTATTCTTTTTGCCTGCACTTTTGTTCTCAGCCTCAGAGATAAATTGGCATGTCTCTAAGCTATAGACGTTTGAGCCTGGTACTAACAGGTCTTTGTCTAGCTGGTAATTTTCATTAGCAAGCCACCTATTAAAGTTCTTAAGCTTCGGTAGGTCGTCAATGAAATTAGAAAGGCAGTGCCATCTAGGATCTACAGTAGTTTTTTTAGACTTATAACCTCTTGGGTCATCAGTATAACACCGTTTTATCATGTTTCTCCATAGCTGGTTAGCTTGAACATGATATCCGGTTCGTTTGTAAACTCCTAAATAACCAACTCCGTAACAACTAGTGGCATACAAGTCTCTAACTTTACCAACTTTTATGTTGTCTATGTTAGCTCTACGTACAGAACCAGTTTTTGTGAATTGAATAATACAATCCTTTTTATCTTTAGAGAGAATTGTATACTCACAACCGGAATTTGAATAATATGTTTGCATAGAAATTCTCCTATGTTAATTGATGCTGCATGTCACCATGCAGAGCAGACTATATCTTCACCTATTTCTAGGTGTCCACCACTTCGAGATCACATGATCTCTACGCCTTTCGGCTAGTCGTTACACCTTCCTCTTACGAGGCTTGGCTCGGTATTGTCTATAACATTCGTTATAGAGATCCACCGAATTCAATGGATTTAAAGACGACCAGTATGTTAATCGTCGTGAGTGTCTCTAGGGAAGCGTAGGCATTCTTCTTCAAGACCGGGATACCAGTCGGCTTGCTTATCAAAGAAAATAGTGTTGCATTGCATGCGGGCTCTAATCGATGTGCTGCGCTGTATTTTGTCTCTACCGCCATGCTTTAGTTTAAGCAGGTTTAAATAAACACCAGTATTTACCATCTCTTCATTAAGAAATGGCCCAATGGCTTTTGATACTTGCATTTCTTCAATACCGACTATTTCAGGATTGTACACGCGCTGTAAGTCAATAAGTATATCAACGATTTCCTTACCATCTAGTCTCTCGCGTATTACGTTCTTAATGTGTATTCTTTTAAATTCGTCCATACCGGCAATGATAATGGCCGTGTAGTCTGCCCGGCTGTGCTGATCGACAGCTAAGTCAGCTACAATGTAGTAGTTGAGTTTCAGCTTGCGCATCTCTTCGGTTATTTCACCAAAGTTGTTGCGCTTGAACAACGTGTTTGCCTCATCCAGGGGGATGTTCAGCATTTCCTGGCTGTAGCTATCTGAGCTACCGTCTGCGGACAATGTCTCGTAATATTCTAAAAGCTTCTCTTTGGGCCATCTGGTAGGCCACAAGATATGCTCATAACCATCGCTATGGGCTCTATACTTCACAGAACGCCATCCACCAATGTTTACCCTGCTTGTTATTTTTAATGGTGTTGTAATGGTATTTTTATCATGTGGCTTTGGCATTTTACGCTCAAGCCAACTGTCCATATGCAATATTGTACCTACAGCTCTGATTTTACCATTGCTGCTTCTCATTGGAAACACAGCCTTGTTAAACCAGTTTCTCAGCTTCTCTCTACGCTCTTTGCTTGCAACAGCCTCATCTTCTTCCAAGTCATCTATGATGATGAGGTCTGGCCTAGTGCCTTCCCAATTTAAACCTCGAAGCTTTTGCTCTGCACCACGTGCCGCAATTCTGAACATATGTCCGTCTTCAAGCTTTACAATTAAATCATCCTCAGTATCCTTGACAAACTTAACTTCACCCCTCTCATCTCGTGCAAGTCCAAACAACTCAGCAATATTTTTGTTATGTTGTAGTTGACTTTTAATCGTCAGCAGCATACCGTTTGCTTGTGATATTGTAGCAGAAAGTATGAGTAAATAGCGACTTTCTCTAAAAAGAATTGATGTCAATCCGTAAGAAGTTGTCACTGCTGTGGTTTTTGCATGATTACGTGGAGCAGCAATTGCTACCAATTGATGTGGACTACAGCAGTCTTCCCAAATCTCTTTGTGGAAATCTGGAGTTTCTGTAGCTCCCTCAAACCCAGAGGCAAGTACAGTTCTTACAAAGCCTGCAATTAGATTTGAGTTTAGTTTAGTCATTTGGTGACGCCTTTGATCTTCTCATAGCTGCGGAGTCCGCCAATCCCGAGCATCCCAAGCAATATTGGCATCATCTCAGAAAGGTCAAGCTTTGGAAAAGGTATTGGGTGTCCGTACAAAGCGGAGCCCCACTCACACAAGGGGCCCACGATAAACTGTATGGCAAAGCCAGCAGCGCTTACCCAACCAACCGAGGGGCGCCACCCTGAGACAAACAGGTTTGGATTTGCTGCTTCAACAGCATTTACATCGAGTTGTTTGGTAGCAAGCTGAGTGTCTGCAGCCAGTAGAGCAAGCTCCCCGCTTTGCTGAAGCTTAAACAGCTCTAGCTGCGCTTTTGCTTGGTCGGCGGGGTCAGGCCACAGGCGCTTGATTAGCGTGTCTCCTAGGCCCGTTAAAATGCCTACAAGTGGTGTCATGGTATTTCCTTGTACAAAGTGGCAACCACAACTACAAGTCGTGGCGTAGAGTGGATGCCAATAAACTTATTTCTTCATCGACCCATCACTATTTCTCGCGAATGAGCGATTACTTGAAGCAGAAATCACACGAGTGTTGCTCTTGGCGTTGCTTCCACCTTTGCTCAATGGCTTCACGTGGTCAACATCCTTACCTGATCCCTTCGAAACCCTACCATCCTTGACGGCTTGAGCACGAGCAGCGTTGCGCTTGGCTCTGTTTTTCTTTTGCTCTTCCGTACCTTGGTACTTGTCATACTCACGCCCGATAATCACGCGTTGCTTTAGTTGCCACAGGTGACCTCCTTTCTTTGATGATTTGCTACTTGTTCACAAAACCAAATAAATTCTTTTAGTGGAGTCTCACGTCTAAATCCATTTAACGCAGCACATACAAGCTGCACGTTGTGAGGTTTGTAAGTACCACCGGCTTCAATTCTGTCTACGGAAACGTTTGTATGGAATTTTTTACCAACCTCAAGTTGACATGTTAGTTTTAAGCCTGACAGAGCACATAGACCTTTTTGATCTTCTAATATTCTTAGTAAATCTTGCCTGGTCAAAAGACCACGTCTTTCTTTACGTCCTAGCAGCCTATCAAAATAGCGATTCCAATTACCAGAAATGCTTTTGTATTGTGTTTCGTTTGTGACAACACCGATTAGATATTTCCAAGAATTTCTGCAGTAGTCTGAGCAGAATTTTTGTTGACCACACCTTGGAACGAATTCATTGAGACACGTATGACATATTTTCTTTTTTCTTAAGTTTACAGGAGTATCCGTATACGGGGTACCTGGGAACTTATTTTTGTCAGCCATTATGGTTCCTTCTTTTCTTCGACAAAGATAACATCGGTGACGTTCACCACAGGCTTGGCAGAAGCAAACTCCTCAAAGCTCTTGGCCAGCTTGGAAAGCTTCTCAGCAATTGAATCATTTGCAACAGTGTAGCTCTCGGTAGAGGCAATAGCCATTCTCTTGTCAATGAGGTTTGTAGACACTGACAACGCATCCTTCATCGACACTGGTTTGCGTACAGCCTTACCCTGCTTGTTGTCATAAACCCAATCGCCTTTGTCAAGGCGGTCTTCCACAGCAAGCAAGCTTTTGTCAACAAGACCTTTCATCGTTGAAGACAACACGAGGTTTTCCTCAGCACGAAGATCTTTCTCCAAGTCCTTCCACCACTCTGTAGCTCTCCAACTCACGATGGTTGGACGTGGAATCTTCAGCACCTCTGACGTGCGTGTGATGTTGCCGAGCTTGAGGTAGGTTGTGACAGCTTCAATCTTCTGACTGTCTGACCAACTCTTACCTGCCTTATCCACCTTCAGCGAGCGTTTACGCGTAGAGCGTATTTCCTTCATTCTTGGGTTGTCTGACAAAGCCATTGCATCTCCTGCAGAAAGTTTGTTTGGTTGCCGACAGGATTCGAACCTCCCCACGGCTTTAACGCCATGTACTTCCACTACACCAAGTAGGCACACAAGCATTGTATCATACGAAATACAGAAAGTCAAGAAATATTACACTTTTAACACAAAATAGTGCTCTTTGTAACACGATACTTTCTTTCTTTGACATGAGGAGCGACAGCGACGAGTGGTTTCTTTCTTTACAGGAAGTCTTTTCTTTTTACATGAGTGGTAGAGGCCCTAGCCTCGTACACGACATTCTTTGTTCTTTGACACGATAGTGTCTGACACGAAGGGTTTTCCCTGAGTGACCCACAGTGTTTTTATTGTAAACAAAGATAGGTAGAAATACCTACTTGACACGATGGAACCAGCATTCATGCGGGTTACAGCGTGGTTTAGTCTCTTTTACACAGTGTTTCTCTTCTCTTCTCTTTATGCTATTTTACTATTAAATATATATCTCTTACTAGTAAACTATTTCTTTTAATAGTAAACTATATCTTTTATATTTCTTTTATCTTTTATTTCTTTTAATAGAAAAGCTCTTCTATCGCGTATGCGCACGCGAGAGCGATGACAAGAGAATGCCGAGCTCGTAGGCACCAAGCCGAAGAGGTCGAGCATGTTCCTTTCATGCCCCTCCAGGGAACAGACATGAGCTTCTTTTCCTTGAGGCGTAGGGCTAGCGTAAGCGGAGAAAGCCCGTAGACGACGTCCTATGCTTTCCCCCCTTGTGTCCTCCCCTGTACCCAATCGAAGGCAATGCCGACCTGGGGGAGGCAGCATAGATAGCATTTAAAAGCATTTTAAGGTACCTAGAAGGCTCTTAAAGGCATGCCAAGCTACCTAGACTAGGGTAAACCCATTAAATCGATTCTATAGCCTCTAAAGCCTTCCACGCCAAAACTCCCTGTGTACCCTGATGGTTGAACTTAGTGCGGACCTACCCCACCCATCCCAATGCGGTTTAAACGCGTTTTAAAGCCCATAGAAGCCCTTGAAACAACCAGGGAGCTACCCTAGTAGCTTACACCCCCTAGAAAGCCTTAAACAGGCTATAAATCTATTGCCTTATTTTTAAGCACATACCATAGGTAGAAACCCCTAGCACCCCTAGTTTTCTAAAATTATAAAAAATTTAGGAAGGTGTCTACCCCAGAAAACCCTACTTAGGAAGTTTCCCCCCACCCCCTAGTCAGAAAGAAAGTCTTTTTTCCTGGAGCCCTAGGATTTTTAGGAACTCACCTGGAACAGTGTTGCAAAATGGGACAATCTTGAAACGACTAGGAATGTTCTGTAAAACCATGGGTATCTGCCCCAATTGCTATGGTAAAACCTGATGTAAGGGTTAGTACGTGTCGTGAAAAGGCGACAAGGGATGTGCCTCTTTTTTAAGCACACAATTAAAAGTCAAGAACATGCGTCACATCAGACCTGTACAAACATACAGTAGTTTCATACGAAGGAGACCTGGAACGTACAGCCCACAACAAGTACAGCATGTGTGAACAATCGCACATTTCTTTTCATCTTTCTTCAAAATACCGCTTGACTTCATGCTCAGCATGTCCGATACTACAGTCATGGATGCAGCAACACGAGATGGCAACATCTCAAGCATCTACCCCAAAGACCAGGGGCCACCTGGAGCAACAAGCGAAGGTGGCGGCCAAGCAAGTGAGAGACAGGGAACAGCACCAAGCTAAGTACCGAGCAGCTGCCAAGGTCTGCGAGTCTCGATGCCGGGGGTGGAAGCCAAGCAGGGGCTGTGAACTCTGCGTTGCGTTAACAACTCTCGATGACAAAGCAAAGCAACCTCAATGTTTTGTTGTGTCATTAACCCGTGTCTGGAGCAACAGCGAAGACACAATCCTTGGAGATCAACATGAGTCGCTACATTGTGTTTAAAGACAACAAGCCTGTTGCTGGTCTTGTCTTCAGAAATAAAAGTTTGGCAGAGCAAGCATGCCCACAGGGCTGTGTTGTTCGTTACGTTTTTATCTAACCTAGTGCTGCATTCAACCAACTACTATCATCCTTTAGGAGAACTACTGTGGACATCTTCGCACTCATTGACGTCATCATCACCATTAAAGACACTGCACAAGCAGCTCAAGAGGCTGGCATTCTTGCTCACCACGAAGCCCTTGCAGATGCTTTCTGGACTAGCTTTTACCTTGTCAACTAAGGACATTGTATGACAACCCTCACACAAGTACGAATCAACATCAACAAGGCACGTGAAGAAGCTGTTGCTGCTGAGAGCGAAGGTGGTCTATACTACATACCAGCAACTCAACAACAAGGAGCACAAGATGAACAAAGACAGAGTTTGCGCCCATGGGCGCTACAGTGATTTAGCATGGTTTGATGAAATTGAGGCCGCCGCTAACCAAACGATTAGCTCTTGGGAAAAGCCAGCTCCCAAACGTCAGATACAAAAGCCAAGCATCTTCGGTCAGCTAGTCAAGCTCATCAGGGGATTGACATCATGAAGCCACACATAAAAGTTGAGATGCACACACTCAAAGGTAGCAACAGGCCAGCCAAAAGAATGTGGTTTTGTAGTATGCCTGGAGATACTTACGGATATCTAGGAGATACACCGAAGATAGCCTATAATCATTTTAAAAACAACTATGCCCGGCACTCAGGGCATATTTTTTGGAGATAAAACAATGACACTCTGGCCATTTCCAATCTGGCGCAATGGTGTTATGGTGAAATCTAAGTTTGTACCTGAACCCAAGCTAGATACACGCACCCTACCCGATGCACCTTTTTAGGGACCTGAAATGAATGCAACTGAAGAACTACTAACAAGCTACATTAAGAAGCTAGAGGATAAGATTCAACAGCGCATTAAGAGAGAGTTGGAGCTAACACTGAAGATAATAGATCTTGAGTATAAACTAAAGGCTCTTGAAATACATAGGACATAACATGCACTACCGATCAATCTTTATCTCTGACACACACCTTGGTGCAGGAAGCGCACAAGCCAAGGTGCTTTTAAACTTCTTACAACACCACACCTGCGATACGTTGTATCTTGTTGGAGATATTATTGACGGGTGGAAAGTGTTGCGGAACAAGTGGAAGTGGAAGAAAAGCCACACTGCGGTAGTAAACCACATACTAGGCCTACCTAATGTTGTATACATATCTGGCAATCATGACGAGTTTCTAAGACAGCTCAAAGGTAAGCTAGTGCTTGGTGGTTTGCAGGTACATCACAAGTATGAGCACATTGGTGTTGATGGTAAGCGCTACCTAGTGACGCACGGCGATGCGTTTGATGGTGTAATTAGCGTAGGTAAGTGGCTTGTCATGCTAGGTGATAGCCTGTATGACCTAGTGCTATACCTCAATGGTAAGCTCAATGCATTACGCCACAAGATGGGATTTAAATACTGGAGCCTAAGTAAATATCTTAAGCACAGAGTCAAGAGTGCGGTAAGCTACATCTTTGCATTCGAGGATGCACTAGCACAACACTGCAAGAGAAAGAACTATCATGGGGTGATATGCGGGCACATCCACCACCCTGAAATCAAGACGATTGATGATGTTGTGTACATGAACTGCGGTGACTGGGTAGACAATTGCTCTGCCCTAGTCGAACATACAACAGGTGAGTTTAACATTATCTATTGGGCCAAACATGAAACAAATACTCATAGTGACTGATGCGTGGATGCCACAGATTAATGGTGTGGTCACCACCATGCGTGAGATGAAGAGCCAACTAGAGCAGCGTGGCTATTGTGTACGCGTTATACATCCAGGCATGTTCAAGACAATGGCACTGCCCACGTACAAAGAAATACGCGTAGCCATCAACCCATGGAAAATAGCTAAGCTTGTGGGTAAGCCAGACTCAATACACATTGTTACTGAGGGCCCTTTAGGCATTGCAGCCAAGCTGCTGTGTATGGCTAAAGGTTGGAACTACACAACAGACTACCACACCAACTTCCCCGAGTACCTAAGCAGCACATACGGCATACCAAAGATACTTACACGAACGTTCTTCAAGTGGTTTCATCGTGGCTCATCTGCTGTCTTCGCACCAAGCAAAACAACAGCCGACAGACTAACCGAGCAGGGCTTTAAGAACCTGGTTGTGTGGAGTAGGGGTTTTGATGCTCAGATCTTCAAGACCAGACGTCCGTCATCTTTGCAAATGCCTAGAAACAAGATCAATTTGCTATATGTTGGTAGACTTTCCAAAGAAAAGAATATAGACGCCTTCTTAGCCTTGAGTGAGATCTTTGACTGTCGCTTGTGGGTGGTTGGCGATGGTCCAGACAGAGCACGCCTGGAGCAGCTAGGTGATGCTACCTTTGTTGGCTTCAAAACTGGCGTTGAGTTGGCTAAGTACTACGCTAGCGCCGATGTGTTTGTGTTCCCCTCAAAAACTGATACACTAGGCATCGTGAGCATCGAAGCAATGGCATGTGGCACCCCGGTGGCGGCTTACAATGTAGAGGGCCCTAGAGATGTGGTTGTAGAGGGAATGGGCGGTGCTCTTGATGATGATCTAAGCAAGGCAGTTGAGAGGGCCTTCAAGCTCAAAGGTAGAAAGTCTGTGTTAGAAAATGCAGCAAAGTACAGTTGGTTAAAAGCAGCGGACACTTTTATTAACAACCTAACACCTATAGGAGATACAAAATGAGTGTTGGCAAAGTACTTACTATCATGCTTACATGGTTAATCTTGTTTGTCACCTTGTTTGTACAGAACTCTTGTGAAGCTAGCGAGCTTTGGATCAATACAGGTGCTGTGTCTAGACATTTCGACCGTGCTAAGCAATTCAATGAAGTTCATCCTGGCTTAGGTGTTGAGTGGCGCGCCAATGAGGACCTGTCAGTGATGGCAGGCTTTCATAAAAACAGTCTCAATTTAAGAAGCCGCTATGCCTCAGTTCAGTACCAGCCACTACACATCGCCGGAATCAAGTTTGGCGTGTCGGCTGGCCTGTTAGACGGGTACCCGCTCAAGAAGGATGGTGGTGCGTTCTTCGCGGCGATCCCGATGGCTACTTGGGAGGGCAAGACCTTCGGCTTCAACGTTGGGGTGATACCTAACATCCCCAAGCAGCACGTTGATGGTGCAGTTGTGGTTCAATTTAAATGGAGAATCTTATGATGATTTGGGAATTAGTAATTAAGAACCAAAGCGGGGAAATTTCGCTTGGAGTATTTCCAACTCCACTTGATGCGCGTAGATTCCTTTTAGATCACCCCAATAGGGAATTTATCACATATGAGTCAACACTCACACAACTATAGGTTCAATCATGAAACTTAATATACCCGCAACCCAATACCCCGAGCTTGATAAAGTCATGCAATTGAGAATTGCAGTATCTACGTTTGAGTTGGAAAATACAAAGTTTGATCACGGCGCCCATATTAAACGCATGATGGCTGACCAATTGGCACACAAGTTAATAGATTACTGTGCAATCAACCAGGAAAAGTCTAGTAATGGTCATGTGTCTTTTGAGGCGTCGCTTAGGATTGGTGACTTTTTTAAGGAGCAGGGGCGCACTGAAAAACTTATGGAACGTATTAGATTACTACAGTCGGAGTTGAGATCGGCAGACGCACAGATTCAATCCTTGAAATGGCTGAACAATAACGGGATTAAGGAGACATCATGAAAGTCTACGTAGTCACGCAAATTGCTCACGATGGTGAAATTATAAAAGCCATATTCGCAAACTATGACAAGGCACAGGAACTAAGGAATCGCCTAGATCGTGAGGAAGGCATTGACGGGCGCGGCCTACGCTGGTGTTTTGTTAATGAGCACGAGGTGATATCATGACCCCCGAAGAATTGGAATACATGCGGGCCTATCAGAACTACCTGGGTGCACAGGATGACCTAGCGATGATACGGGACACCTACGAGCGCGCAGCGATGGCGTACTTCCAGTCCCTCAACAAGGAACTATGATGGACATAAATTATGAATTGCGCGTCATGGATGACGCAGTCTTCGAACTTCGTAACATCTCTGCTTGGGTCGTTGATGTTTATTGTAAGGGTAAAGATAAACATGACCTATATAAATTAGAGCGCGTCCTAGAGGGCATACGAGAGCGTACAAAAACCATTAGACATATGGCGAAAAAGATAAGAAAACATGTGATAATTAATCAGCCACACCGCAAGGAACTATCATGAACAAGCCTAGCCTTGACCTTAGCCCATTAGATGACCTACATAGTGACGTTGTGTGGTTGACAGTTTACTTGTATGCGTTTACAGTGACGTACCTACTCTTTGGAGCCTGATATGCTCGGCAACTACATGCTTAACGACTGTATGACCGCCCAGATGGACGCTTGTGCTGGCTCTATCTCCCCCAATGGTTTATGGGCTGCAGCAGCATGCCGGGCCATAGCTGACAATGAATACCCCGAGGTCGACACAATGCTTGTGCTTAAAGTTTTACACAAACAAGCCGAAGACAGTGGTATGGTTGATCTAGCCACCGACCTACAGAGAGCCTTTGCTGAGTGCTACGTTGTACATGCCAACAAGAGGTCCGCGCAATGAACCAAAAAAGAAAGCTTCTCCCGCTTGACAACGACTTGTTGCCTGATGTAAGCTACACCACATGGGAAGTTTACGAAGAAGTCCTTCGATACACAGAGAGTAAAGGAGACGAAAATGCCTGACGCATGGCTTGTGATCTACCAAAGACTTGGAAAAGAAGATAAGTACGTAGCTCTAGATCGGTTTGTTGCTGAAGACTTCGCGGTACGATATAACGGAATTCTCTACCCACTCTTTAAGGAACTATCATGAAAGACATCAGCCAAAACTACCTCAAGGCAATGCTCAAAGACCTGTTCTATGACACGTACGGCGACTCAGTGAACATCACCCACGACGAGTTTTGCCGCTTTGTAGAAGAAAGCTTTGATATTTGGAAGGAAGAGAACGGCGACCTGTACACAGAGAGCGACCTGCAGTTTGCTGAAGCCACAGCGTACACAAATGGTATGTTTGATAGTCTGGAGGATGTAGAATGAAAGTCTATAGTGTTTCTTTTGGTCGAGACGATGAGCCCAGCCAAATTGACCGTATATTTCTTAGCTTGGAGTCGGCAGTGGCTCATCAAAGGAATGTGGAGTCAAAATTGGCAGCATCATACTGGGTTGAAGTGGAAGCACACGAGGTGCTACCATGAGGTGCGATTGCTGTGATGCGGAGCTTACAGACTACGAGAGCTGTTTAAAGCACAAAGAAACCAAGGCCTACCTCAACACATGCCTCAAGTGCCTAGACGGCTTGGGCATCAAGTACACGGGTAGGAAAGATCTTTTAACAAGCAAGTATGTTGCCAACTACGAAAGCTACTATGAGTAAGCCTATTTTTGTATTTACAACAACCCTGGATGGCGCCCACCTGCAAACGATTAGCGGTAAACACGCAGCGATACACTACTACACAGCAGATGGATGTTTCGGCCCGACCAGTGAGACCTATGCTATTCCTACCCTTGACTTTGATCACAAGAAGCTGCCTCTCTACCGACTGATGCCCTTTGTCCATGAGTTCATCTTGTATGCAATGCGTACCCCAGACAAGACGTTCTTTGTCCCCGTGTTTGAAGACCACAAAGCAAAAGAAATTGCACCCCTTTTTAAACTAGCCCCTAAGAACATCCTAGTACCGCCTGTTTACCTGGAGCTGCTATGACCCCTAACGAAGCTATGATTGTTAGCAGTTGTGTGGCTCAGGTTAAAGCTAGTCATGAGGTTTGCAAGCAGCTACTAGAGCTTGTACAGCTTCAAGTCAACCGTGAGGCAGGTATAGTAAGTATGTCAACAGCAGACTACAACCTGAGAATATCTAGTGTGATGAAGTATGTAACCCCAATCATAATTCTTATGCAAGGCAAGGAGTAAAAACATGTTCCAATATGTGCTGGTTGTAGTTCTTAGTGTTAACGGCTCAGTATCTCCACAGCCTATAGCTACTTTTAAAAGCAATAGTCATTGTGAGGCAGTGGCTGCCTTCATCAATAGGGGCTTCGTCGAGCAAGGCGGCACCAACAAAGCAGTTTGTGTCAATGCTTTAAAACATTCGGAGGTTTAAATGGGACTGGGCCATCACACTGCGTGCACTTTTTGCACAAGCTCAGACGCAATGTACTGCTATCCTGATGGCTCTACCTTCTGCTTTAGCTGCCGCAAAGGAAACCGCACTACCAAGTTTGTACCTAAAATTGAGGAAGCATCCGAAGAAGATGCAGTTGTACTACCACCAGAATGCAGCCAAGACTTTGACAAGAGAGCAATAGCCTGGGTTTCCAAGGCTAGCCTAACAGTTGAGGACATGATTAAACATGGGCTGCTATGGAATGAGGCAAAACAGCAACTAATCTTCCCTTTTTATGACGAAAACGCCAAAATACTTGCATGGCAAGCACGCAACTTTAGTCCCAACGCAAAGGCAAAGGTGTTTACCAAAGGCGACATCAAGAAATTGTTCCCTATTTACCACGGTGCCAATGACCTTGTTTTGGTTGAAGACTGTTTGTCAGCAATCAAGGTAAACAAGCACACACAACTATCATCCATGCCGTTGCTTGGTAGTGGCATCAGTAAAGCTAAACTGCCCTACCTGACCAAGAAGTACGAGCACATCTACGTTTGGCTTGACTCCAACATGCTCAGCAGTGCTCAGAACATTGCTACACAAATCCGCATGCTCGGAGGCAGTAGTTCCGTAGTCTTCACCGAGAAAGACCCCAAATACTGTGACGTTTTAGACATCCTAAGCTAGGTACAAACCCCTCTTCACAGACTGCGTTTCTGTGCTACCCTAAAGAAATATATATCTTATATAAGAGATATATAAAAGAAAAGAAAGAGAGAAGAGAAAATTAAACCAGAACTTAACATCCTTGCATTGTTTTTATCTTTTGACCAATGGTTTAAGCACAACACCTCTGTTTCAGCACAAGACTTGCCCTCTGAGCTACAGCTTGTGTACCGGGTGTTAGACTCCTTCCATCGTGTCAACGAAGACAAAGCTGACCTGTCGGTTTACGACCTCGCCTCTCTGTTTTTCGCCAATCCGGTGAAGGACAAAGAGTTCTACACCGCTCTGTTTGAGCAACTGGATCCCCTGCTACCCAATGCACAAGCCACCACCACCTACATCGACTCTCTCAAACGCAACAAGCTACTTAGAGAAGCCGCTTTAAAGGCCTATGATGCCTCCGAAGGTAAGGGAAGCTATGTCGAGACCTTGGAGCTATTTAAAACGATTGTAGCCCTGCCAGATGGATCGACAGAGGCATTGTCTGCTGATGATTTCGTTAGCACAAAGCTTTCTGACCTACTTAACGAGAGCTACACCAAACCAGGTCTAACGTGGAGGCTTGACTGTTTGAACAAAAGCCTGGGCTCTATCCGTAAGAACAACTTTGGATTTATCTTCGCCTTTGTGGAGACTGGAAAAACTTCGATGTTAGCCTCAGAAACAACCTTCATGTTTCCTCAGCTACAGCCCGATGAGTATTTGCATTGGTACAACAACGAGCAAGCTGGCTCAGAGGTGATGCTTAGGGTATACCAGGCCTACTTTGGCATAGAACTATCACAGCTCTACAGCAACGTACCACACTACGAGAGGCTCTTTGAAGAGGCCACCCAGGGCCGATGGATCATGAAAGATTCTGCCAACATTTCCACATCTTTGGTTGAAAAGACATGTGCCAAGTACAAACCGGGCTTGATTGTTTTCGACCAGCTCGATAAGATCAAAGGTGTAGGAGATAAGGCAGACCGAGATGACCTACGGCTAGGAGAGAAGTTTAGATGGGCTCGAGAGATTGCTAAGACCTATGCACCCGTCATTGGTGTTACCCAGGCAGACGCTAACGGAGCACACAAGCAATGGCTGTCTATGGACGAAGTTGCAGGTGCTAAGGTGGCTAAGCAAGCCGAGGCAGATTGGATCTTAGGCATTGGTAAAAACTTTAAGGATGGATTTGAGAATGTGCGCTACCTCAACGTTGTTAAGAACAAACTGGCCGGAGATCTTGGCATCACGGACCCCAAGCAGAGACATTCTAAACACACCGTCAATATATTTCCCGAAATTAGTAGGTATCACGACATCAACTGAATTCGCGAATAAGGAACAAACATGAAGATTTATGTCATTTTAGATCATGATGAAGGTGAAAACACCCAAATATATGGGGCCTACCTCTCTCAGGAGAAAGCTGAATCTGACTTAGTCCTTCTGAAACAGCGCCTACAGGACGATCCCGTGTTAAGTCGCTTCGAATACTTTACATTAGTTAGCGCGGAGGTAGAATGAAGCTTTATCAACTACAGAAAGACACAAGGTTTATCCTCACAGGAAATGATTGGGGAGTTGGTGAAGAGTTTACCTTTGACAGAGTTGAGGGACTTTACGCCCGATGCTTTCGCCCATTGCCTAGTGGCATTGATGAGATTTATCACCTTCGAGTAGATGCAGACGTGGAGCCTGTTAAAGGGATCGATTTGAAGTATGGAGAGCCGGTGTCTTTCGGGGTACCTGATGAAGTGTACATTAAAGCAGCTAAAGAACTAAGCGACCACATTGACAAAGAGGCAATGAAATGACTATGATCGATAACAATTACTTTAACGCTTTCATAAGGTCATCTGGTATCCATGATCTTTTCCATAACCGTCTTGCTAATTTAACAGAGGTTAATGTGCGCATCAGTTTATATGCGTGTTTCATGGCGGGTGTTCAGTATGCTAATGAAAAAGTGGAGGCGCCGAAATGAAACCTACAGACGAAGAGCTTAGTTCTTTCTTTCATCAGATTGCAGCTTTCATGACTTGGTATACCAGAGGCAACAATCTTAATATGTTTGAAAGACGAGAAGTGTACTGCCTAGCAGACACCGCGAGAAGTCTAGGACGCTCTTTCTCTAACAACAAGGCATCAAATGAAAAAGCCACCTAAAAACCGCACCGCCATCTACACTGTTGTTAGACTTGCGCCCAAGGGCTCAGGCATAGAGCCCCATGTCAAAGACAGCTTTAGCAACCTAGAGAAAGCTGATGAGATGTGCGATGTTTACCAGCAGGAGCTAAGTGAGAAGGAAGTGTTTGGCTTTACTTTCAAAACCTTTGTCAACTACTACTATGACTAGCAACACAGTATGCCTGGACTTTGAAACAACAACCCTTGCTACCGGGAACCCATTCTCATTAAGAAATAAAGCAGTTTGTCTTTCGCTAAAGTTTGACGAAGAGCCTGCTTACTGTTGGTTCGATCCCAGCTCTAGTGCAGATGAGTTTTTTCCACCAGGAGCCTTGCTCATTGGCTTCAACCTCAAGTTTGACCTGCATTGGGCTAAGCGCTGTGGCATTTCCTACGAAGGCTTTAAGGTGTGGGACTGCCAGCTGGCTGAGTTCATCCTAGAGAGACAGACAAAGGCCTACCCTAGCCTAGCAAACACAGCCATCAAGTATGGCCTGCCTGCAAAGTTAGACGTTGTCAAGACTGAGTATTGGGACAAAGGAGTAGACACCGATGCAGTGCCCAGAGACATCCTGACAGAGTATGCCAACCATGACGTTGAACTAACCTACATGGTGTACCTCAAGCAGAAGGAGCAGTTTGACAAAGAGCCTGGCCTGTACAAGCTGTTTAAGCTACAATGCATTGACCTACTCATCCTTGCGGAGATGGAAGCCAACGGGCTAGTGTATGACAAGGAGTTGTGTGACAAGCTCAAGGACGAGGCCCAGCTTGAACTTGATGGTGTTATGAAAGAGCTACAGAGTGTGTACAAAGACGTGCCCATCAACTTCGGTAGCAAAGAGCAACTATCATGCTTCTTGTATGGTGGTACAATTAAGGAAACAGTGAAAGAGCCAGACGGGCTTTTCAAGACAGGCCTCAAGAAGGGACAGATTAAGCTCAAGAACGTTGTTAAAGAGCACACACTGCCTCAGATGTGCAAGCCCATCGCTAAAAGTGAGCTCTCTAAAGATG